TTGTGTTGATTTCCTGGTTGTATTCGTTCACATTACGCACATAACCGTAATGGAAACCGCCAATTTTTCTTGTATTGCTATCGTCCCATTCGTCCCCGTCCGGGAATGTGCTATTTTGCGAAATCAAGTAAACCTCATTGCTTGCATCTGACCCGTTATCACAAATATAGATGTAGTAATCCGTGCCGTGTGCAAAACTGCTTGCGCCGTCCAGGTTGGCGGCGGAAAGCGTTGTTTCTTCCGTTTCAAAAATAGCATTTTCGCCTACTGCGATAACTGCACCTGGTAACACAGTTAATTTCCCCGTGTCTGAATACTGAATAAATGCCTTTTCCGGGGCTACAATGTCCGACACGGCCGCCATTTTTGCAACCGTGATTTTTGCCCTTTCGTCCGTCATGTTTTCGTCATAAACAAACAATCTTCCCATTATGCCAACTCTCCTTTCATTTCTTCCACTTCCGCTTCCGTAATTCCCAGGCGGTCATAAAATGTAACTGCTGCCGGAATGCCGATTGTTTCCGCGTCTGCTGCAATCGCCCTTGAAAGGCTAATGATTGTGTGCTTTGTTGTGTTGTTCTGGTCCGCCGCCTTTGTTTCTGCTGCATCCTCGCTTTCCTCAACCGCTGCCGCCTGGGCTTCAACCTCGATATGCTCAACGGCATTAACGGTTGCGGTAAGGCTTCCGACTTTTACCTTGTTTCCCTCGGAAACCTCGTTGCAAAACATGATTGTAACGCCCTTTCTGTCCTCTGTCTTTTCCAGGATAGGGCAGAAAATATAATTGGTGTTTTCCAATTTTTCAACCGCCGCCAACCAATCTTCCTTTTTCAACTTTCCTTTCTGCACCATTTTAAAGGTGTTCACAAGGTCCGCCTTTGTCTTAATTACTTTTGGAAATCCTACCATGTTTAAATCCTCGCTTTCTTTTTATTTTGTGATAAATGAACCAATATAGTTTCCTATATATCCCAAATTTGAACCCTCACGCATTGTTACCGTCATTGTCTGCATAAGGTTTTCATTTGTAACGGTAAATGCTTTAGGCGATACCATAACGCTTTCCAAATCCGCTTCAATGGTATATTGCCCGGCTTCTGTGACAACGAAACCAACGCCGCTTTCGGTTGCTTCGTATGTCTGCTTTGTCCCGGTCGTTGTATTGGTAAGCGTAAGTGTTACGGTGCTTGTGATTTCTTCCAAAAGGTTACTTACATAGATTTTTAAGGCAATGTTATAAACCTTTTCTTTTAAATCATCAATTTGCAACTGCAATTTCCCGGCTACATCCCCGGAAAGTTCGTCTTGCTTTTCTTCAAACCATTTGTTCCATTGCGTTTCCTGGTCTGTCATAAAACTTTCCGTTAAATCGGCGTATTCTTCGATAAATGCGGCGTGGTCTGCTTCCATGCTCTTTTTTTCTTGTGCGAACCATGCGTTAAACTGCACCGTGAGTTGTGAAAAATCAAAATCCGCAAACTGTGATGCAATGAAACCGCACAACCCGGTATCTGCCCTTGTGTCTGTAATATCCGATTGCGATATTGCCACCGCTCCGGCTGCCACATAGATTTCCGCCAAACACAATTCTTGTATCGTGTCATTGTTTGTTAAATCCGGCGGCTGCGGTGCGCTCGAATATGCCCCCTCTAATATAAAAATACTTGGTTTTCTTTCCGTTTCGTCATTCCGCAAAATAACCCGGTCAATTCTCGGCAATGTTCCGTTTGCTTGTGATACGGGCAATTCAAGCACGGTTGTGTTGTGTATGGTGTGCATATTTAAAAATGCGTACCCGGTACGGCTTCCGCCGTCCACTTTTACCGTCATACTTTCCCCGTCTGCGGTCACTTGCAAATGTCCGTATGCCACGCCCTCTTTATAGAACGGGGCTTTATCCTCGTTCATATCCTGGCCGTTATATAATCGGTCTTTATTTACGGAATTGTAAAAAAACCCTCTTACTGCCATTTGTGCTTTCTCTCCTTTCTGCTTTTAATCGTCCCAATCTATTGTAGTGGGTAGGGCATCCCCAAAAGTAGGCACAACATACATACCGTCGTATTCGTAAACCTCGCATAGTTCCGTTATTCTTAGGTTTAATGTAATGCCCCACTTTTTCTTTATTACTGTTACAATGTCCCCTAAATCGTAATCCTTGCCGTATGTAAAATTAACCTCTGCTTCCGCTTCCGCTTCAAAGTTTTCAATCAATCCGTTTTCGGTAAGGTATTGTTGTCCTCTATCGTTTAGGGCTTGCAGATATGCCGCCGTGGTTGCGAAATCATCCTTGTTAATGTCCTTTGCATCCACGAACTCTTCCCGTAAATCAAAACCCGTTCCGCCGCCAACTGTTACATATATCCTATTTGCTCCCTCGCCACTTCCGCCCACAACCACTTTCGTTTTATATGTTTCGTCTGAATAGGTGTGTTTCGCCCGGTTTAGATTGTCGTAACTCTCCGAAAAAATAACCCTTGGGCTATCTCCCTGGCGTGTAGTGCGGTCCGTCCCCTTGTAGGTTTCAAATACCATTTTTTTATTTTTGAAATCCGGCACAATCCGAAATCCTACCTCACAGAATTTTGCAAGTTTTGAAAGATAGGTTAAAACATTCTTATAGGTTGCCTGGAATGTAATTTGTGTTGTGTCCCCGGTCCCGTCTGCAATCTCCAAAAGCGGAATTGCGGTTGCCCGGTTTATTATGTTTCTCATAGCATCTTCACAGGTCCCGGAAAAGGTAAATAGTGGGCCGGTCAATCTGTCATTGAAATAGATAGGCAAGAAATAACCGTTTCGCACTAATTCATTTACCAATGTGCTTTCCTCTTCCGTCTGGTCCCCACGGATAACCGCCGCTTCCTTTTTGTCTTTTGGCTTTATGATGTTTCCGGGTTGTAATAACTTCAAATTTTCATCCGTTACCGGGCAATGCAATTCAAATGCACCGCATTCATAATATTTTCTATTCCATTGTAAGGAAGTAAAATTTTCAATGCTTCCCAGGCGGTACAAATTGCGGTCATATACAATAATTTCCATACCATTACACCCCCAAATACGAAATGCGATAATAAACGGAAACCGACAAATAATTAACGCCGGAGTCTGCCGCATAAGTGATTGTGTTTGTACCGTTTTGCAACTGTATATAATCGCCGTCCTCGTCAAAATATTGGTTTATGGTCGTGCCGTACAAATCCACTACCTCATCCCAATCAATCATTCCGTAACGGTCCTTATGCTCTTCAATTTCTGCCTGGGTTACGCCGTCAAGCAAATAAATATTCTTTTTCCCGGTGTGCGTGGTAATCACGATATATTGGCCGCTTGCCATTTCAAATGTGTTTCCCTCATAGCCCACCTTGATAAAATTACCGCTTTCGGCGTGGTAGATTGCCGGGTTTGTAATATTTCCGTCCGCTCTAAATACCGCCGTTATACCGATATTGTCCGCGCCGCTATCGTTTTCAATTTCCTTTACCAATTCCGCTTCACGGTGTCCGAACTCCACGCCGTCAATATCAAATCCATTTTCAAAATACCAATCCGAAACCCAACTTGCCATTACCACTTCCACATCTGATAAATCTTTAAAATAAGGGTCGGTACAAATAAGGCTTATGGTGTAATCCCTCACAACGCCCGTTGTTGCTCCCGGCGTTATGCTCTCCACTATGTATTCAATGGTTTTTGTGTCCCCGTCCTCGTTGTATTCAAGTGTGCCGTTTCGCTTTATTGGGAAAATCCTATAAAGCAACTCCCGGTTGGCTTTATAATCGCTATCCATTTCAAGGGTCAATACAAGGTTTCTTTCGTTTGCGGTTGCCCCCTGGTATGTGCTGCCGTCCGTTGTGGTGTTCTCTGATGTTGTCACGGTGCTATCTATGCCATAAAATCCGTCAAGTGCTACGATATGGAACGGGTTAAACCCGTCCCATGTAAAAGTACCACTTACATTTTTATCACTTGTGCAAGTAATTTTAATGTCTGACATAATCGTTACCCCCTCGCCATTGCAACGGCCATTGCCCGTGTCTGTATTCTTGTTTGCCGTGCAATTTCATATGCGGAAAGTGCTTTGGGGCTTGTAATATTGATTTCCTGGTGGAAACCGCCGCCACTCTTTAAGGCATCCGCCGCCGTGTTTTGTGCGGTCCCCGTAAGCGGTGTTACAACCGCTTTCCCGTTTACCATAGAAAGCAATTCCGGCCCGGCTTCCGCCACCATTGCCGTACCCTCTTTTAATACGCCGCCTTTTGCTAATCGTGGCAATGACAATTCACTTATCTTTCCCAGGGAAACGCCCGGAATATCGTTAATAATGTCAATTACGCCGTTAATCATGCCTATAAATTTGTTTACAACGCCCTCAATGGTCGAAAGGCAACTATTTATTGCGGACTTGAACGCATCCGAAACCGCCGTACCGATTGCAACGCCCACATTCACGAAACAACCTTTGATTTTCTCCCACAAATCAGAGAAAAAGGATGTAACATTTGCGAAAGCGTTTTTAATATTCGTCCATGCGTTATCAAATTGCGTTTTAAACCATGTCGGAATTGATGCAAGGGCGGTTTTTATCTCGGTCCACCGTGCGCCAAACCAACTTCCGATTGCCGAAAATACCGTTGTTACATTGGTATAGGCGTTTGTGAACATGGTTAAAAACCATGTGGCTACCAACGCAAGGGCTGATTTTATATCATTCCACCGTGCGCCAAACCAACTTCCGATTGCCGAAAATACCGTTGTTACATTGGTATAGGCGTTTGTGAACATGGTTAAAAACCATGTGGCTACCAACGCAAAAGCGGCCTTAATATCATCCCACCTTGCGGAAAACCACGAACCAATCACGGAAAATATGGTTGTGATTGCCGTGTATGCTTCCGTGAAACGGTCTGAAAACCATTGTCCTACGCCCTCAAATACGGACACAATGCCGTTCCACAAATCAATAAAAAACTGCTGCACATTCTGCAATAATGTATCTATTGTTTCCCGGAAACTGTCGCAATTATCATAAATCAGTTTGAACGCCCCGGCGAATGGATTTAGCAGTAATAAAAGCAATCCTTGCCAATTATTTTTCACAAAATTTATTACCGTATCGAACACGCCCGGTATTGTAACCGTAAAAAATTCTTTTATAGCATCAAACGCCGAAAAAAACGCCGTTTTGATTGCTTCAAATATTTTATTTACCCCATTTCTAAACCAATCGCACTTGTTGTATAGCACAACCAATATTGCAATTACCGCCGTAATCGCCGCAACAATTAGTATTATGGGGTTTGCTGCCAATACCGCATTAAATGCGGCAAATGCTGTTTTTGCGGCTTTTATCGCCGGTCCTATTTTGGTTACAACTGCTATAATGCTTGAAATTGCCGTGCATATTTTCCCGAATATAATTAACGCCGGGCCTACTGCTGCCACTACTGCGGCAATTCTCACGATTATTTGCTTTTGGTTTTCGTCCAGGTTTTTAAACCAATCCGCAAACTCTGAAATCTTTGTTGTAATTTTTTCAATGGTTGGCTGCAATTCTGTTAATATCGTTTGTCCTAACTCGATAGCGGTATTTTTAAGTTGGTTTATTGATATGCTAATCTTGTTGCTTGTGGTGTCTAACTTGTCAAATGCCGTATCTGTTGCCCCGGTTGAATTTTGCATTTCTGCCAATGTATCGTTAAATGTATCTGCACTATCTCCCAACAATACAAGTGCGGCTTTTCCGGCTTCCGAACTGCTCCACATATCCGAAAAACTTTGTCCGTCCTCTTCCGCCGCCTGGTTAATAATGTCTAGCACTTCCGAAAGGCTCATGCCCTCTTCTGATAATTGGCTGAATGATTTTCCCGTTTTTTCTCTCAAAACCCCGTCAACCGTTGTTCCGCCTTTTCCCAACTCATTTAACATACTGTTTAGGTATGTCGTACTTTCGGCGGTTGCAATGCCGTTTGCGGTCAAAATGGCGTATGATGCACATAACTGGTCCATTTGCACATTGTTAGCGTTTGCCGTGGGTATTACTTTACCCATGCTACTAGCCAATTCCGCAACGGTTGTTTTTCCTAAATTCTGTGTCTGAATAAGCATATCGGAAACATTCGTTACTTCGTCCGCTTCCATGCCGTAGGCGTTCATTGCGGTTGTTAAAATATCAAGTGCGGATGCACTATCAGTAAACCCGGCTTTTGCTAATCTGGTTGCATTCTGTACAAAATTAACCGCATCCCCCGTTTCCTGGCCCGCTGAAATGGCATTATATACATTGTCCGCAATGTCGGATGCTGCAATGCCCGTTTCATTTGATAAATCCATGATTGCTGATTGCAAATCTTCCATTGGCACTTGTGAAGTATCTGCAATGGTTGATAACTTCGCCATTGCATCTTCAAAATCACTTGCC